CTTACCACTATATGATTTTTTAGGCATAAATAACAATAAACACTTTAAGGGTATTTATATGGGTCTCAGTAGTCTAATTAAAGAATTCAGAAAAGCCAAATCAGCTATAAACTCTTTCAAAGGTACTCTAGCAAAACTAAAAAGTATCAACTATGAAGGAATTATTAGCAGTGATCTTTTACAAGAACAGTACGACAACGCAAGAAAAAATCTACAAAATAGAAGTAAGAATCTAAAGAATCAGTTATCTGCTTCTGATCCTGCAAAAGCTTACGGAAAAAGAAAACCAAGTACTGAAGATAAACAACTAACTTATCCACTTTCTGAGCCTATCAACAACTCGATTGGTTTTATAATAGAAAACTTTGACACAAAGGGTATAGATAAAGATTTAGGTGAAGATCCTGATAAAACTAAAGGTTTACAAACAAGTACTGTAGGTTACGACATACAATTGTATATACCAGATGATTCTATTGTTTCAGGCGGAACAGTATCTTATACAAAAAAAGGATTTGGACCAGGTGTTAGAGTGACAGATCAACTTTTACGAAATTTAACATCTTTAGATGGTGCAGGTGCTATGAAATCAGCAGAAACAGCTGCTAGTGTTATAAGTGATAAAGTTATTGACATGTTGACTGGTGGATATGCTAATTTCAAATATGGTCGTGCTAGAAATCCAATGGAAGAGATGATACTAGAAGGTATAGAGTTTAGAACTCATAGTTTTACATTTACATTTTTTCCAAAAAATAAAAGAGAATCAGACGAAGTGAGAGAAATTTGTCATGTGTTTAGACAAACTATGTTGCCTTCTACTTATAACTCAATCTTTAGGGGTGGTAAAGATGTAGCTGGTAAACACCTAGAGGAAGATACAGCACAACCTTTCTTTAGATACCCACATCAATTTAAATTAGAATGGCGAGGACCAATAGCTAAAAACATTGAGGGATTTTTGCCATGCTTCTTGACAGGTTGTACTATAAAACATAGTGGTTCCGAATTTGGTTATTACGATGACGGAACACCATTATTCACAACTCTAACTTTAGAGTTTCAAGAAAAAGAATTATTGACATATCAAAGCTACATGAAAAATGTTGCACCTAAAGTAATGAGGGAAAAATCTTATGGCAAGTAAATTTTTTGAAAACTTTTCTGAAATCACATATACATTACCTGACGGTAAAACAATTTTTGTAAAAGATTTCTTTAAGAAAGCAAAGATTGAGAGAGAAGCATTAGATACAATTGTAAATTATACATATGCAGAAATACAAGAAGGTGACAGACCAGATACTTTAGCTACAAGATTGTATGGTGATCCTGATTTATACTGGTTATTCTTTTTAGTCAATGACTTTGACAACCATAATAACTGGTACAAGAGTTCATCTGAATTCTTTACTTTCATCGATGAGAAATATCCAGGCAAATATTATATAGCAGAAAATACAACAGACATATGCAATTCAACAAGTAAGTTTTTGGTTGGTGAGCAGTTGGCTAAAAAATATTCTTTTACTGCTAATGCTAATCAAACATTATTCTCTGGTACAGACGATAATGGGTTCACTCTCAGTTATGATGAGACATTTGTTGTTTACAGAAATGGAGTGAAACAGGTTCAAAACGAAAATTACTCAGTTGGTGGGCTCACAGGTGGAAAATATTCTTCAGTTAATTTTATACCTGGAAATGATGCAGCTGATCAGATGCAAGCAGGTGATGTATTAGATGTTTTAGATATAAGAGAATCATTTATAATTCAAGTAGATCCAACACACAAAAGAATAGCAGTACTTGAAGATGGTTTTTCTTCAGGTGAGTTTATAACTGGATTGAAAAGTCTTCATAGTATGGAAATACAATCTGTTATAGAAATGCGAGATGGTGTTCTTCATTATGTAAATAGCGATGGTATAAAACGAAATACAAACGGTGATGGATTTACTGCTGTGTCATTCTATGAACATGAACTTGAACATAATGAAGAAAAAAGGAGAATCAAAGTTATAGAACCTAGACTCGCTGATAGTGTAGTAAGAGAATTTGAAAAAATAATGTTATCATGAGAAATAAAGTAGCTAGAGGTGGTGAATTTAAGATAAATTCGTTCACCCTTGTAAATCAGTTTGGTGAATCTATAGACCTATCACGAATAGCAGTAGACTTCAAACTCCATGAATCTATACACGAGCACTTCTGCAGTGGAGAAGTCATAATAAATGATGGTATCAATGTTCTAAAAAACTATAGACTTACTGGTCAAGAAAACATTCGTATATCAATAAGTCAACTCGACAATCAAGGTCAAGTTGCAAAAGAAAGTTTCTCTATTGATAAAACATTTAGAGTTTACAGTGTAACAGATGTGACCAGAAACCCCAAAAACATGATCGAACAAAACTATAGAATACAGTTTTGTGAACCAAGAGTTTTTTACACCAAGTCGACCAGATTGAGTCAAGTTTTTAGAGGAACATGGAGTAATATATTACAGAAAGGTCTAATAGACAATGGACCTTTCAAAGTATCAGAATTTGATCATTGGGAACCAACACAGAACGACAGAAATCAATTTATATGTCCTAATCTATCTCTACAAGAGTTTATAAAAGTATGTACTAGAAATGCTGACTTGCAGGTAGAAGAAGGCACCTTTTCAAGAAGTATGTTTTTCTATCAAGTTCTAAATGGTGGTTTTAGATTCAAGTCATTTTACAGAATGACACAAGATGAATTTCCAATATCGTTTAGTTATATACCAAGAGAATATAATGATGTTACACTTATTGGTGCAAATACTCAAGGTGGTGTCAATAGTGTTATAAAATCTTTTACAAGACCTAGGCAGTTTGATACACTTGAAGGATTGGCAACAGGTGCTTATTCATCGAATATACAAGTGTATGACCCATTGCTGAAAAACACCTATGTAAATGTATATGATCTAGGCAAAATGTTCAAAGGCAATGAGGGACATGTATCAGGTTATCCTCTTATTCACTTAGACGATCCTGAAAGTATTTTATCACCAGACGACACAACGGAAAATTCAAAATCACCAACAGTGCGCGCAGCTATTGACCAGGATTTAGCATTGAACAAAAGTTTTTTAGCGAGTACACACAGAGGATTCAATGCTAACCATATTTTTGATAACACTGGTGTAGGTGAACAAGCTAGTTTCAATGGCATTGATGCAAACAACACTGCGATGTTGGAGAGAATGTCATTGATGTCTATATTGAGACAACATGTGACAAAAGTCATTATACCACTTAGAACAGATTTATCGGTAGGTACTATTGTACAACTAAAATTGCCTGTACCAGAATTGCAAAAAGGTAAAGTTATTGAAGATGAAGTGAATGACGATAGATATCTCATCACATCATTGAATGTATTTGGTAATACACAAACTGGAACAGGCGAACTACACTTTGAGTGTGTGAAAGAAAGTTTTGCTAAGAATATTGCTGATACTAATCCTTTATCTAAAGCAACAACTGGAGGGATTTATAGATGATAGAGATATTTTATGGTGTAGTTGAAGACAGAAATGATCCTCAAAAATTAGGAAGAGTCAGAGTTAGAGTACACCAATTGCATACAGCAAGAAAAGATAAAATAGCAACTGCAGATTTGCCATGGTCTCAAGTCATTCTTCCTACAACAACAGCAGCTTTATCTGGTTTTGGTATACAACATGGTCTTGTTGAGGGTTCAACAGTAGCTGTAATTTTTAGAGATGATAACTATCAAGATCCTGTGGTTATTGGATCGACAGCTGGTCATAATTTGCCAAAAGAAATACCTGTAGCTGATACAAATCTTTTTGGTGGTTCAACGACAGGTAATATTGATCTTAGAAGTGTAGACAGAGGTTTCAATGATCCAAGAAGATTGAAGTATGCTGATTATGACGGCACAGTAGACGGCGTGAAGTCTGTAGCACATAGCAGAAGAATGGATGGTCTAATAGCATCAATCGAAGGTTCACCACTAATACCTGAAGCACTGGAAATAAATTATGATGGCAAAGGTTCAAAATACAAAAATCCAGACATTACTGAAGATGATCTTCCTTACTATCCTTTAGCAGGTTACTATAATCAATCTGATATCTCAGTATTTGCTAAGGGTGAAGCGAAATATAAATTTCTAAACGGTAGTCACATACCTGATACAAAGGCAGACCCACAATATCCTTACAATAAATCATTATTGACTGAATCAGGTCACTTGATAGAGTATGATGATACAAGAGACAAAGAAAGAATATTAGAATATCATAGAACAGGAACTTTCAGAGAAATAACACCTGAAGGAAATCGTGTTACTAGAGTTGTAAATGATGATTATGAGGTTGTGTGTGGCAAAAAAGAAGTTACCGTTTGTGGCAATGTAAGAGTCATTGTCAAAGGCAATGCTGATATAGAAGTTTCAGGTAAGACTGATATTGTTTCAGGAAAAGACCTATCTATTATTGCCCCAACAATCAACTTGAACACTGCTCCAACAATCGGCTAAAATGGCACTAACCCTACCAAAAATACCAACTGAAATACCATGTCCTGATGGCGACATATTCAACTTTCCTACGCCAGCTGATCTAACAAATACTCTAACAAAAATTGGTCAATTGCCTTCGAAACTCAGAGCATACATTGCAGAACAGAGAGATGAATTGACTGAGGATGCAATAAAAGAAATAGAGGAAGTAATTACAGAAATAGAAAAATGGAAAGATGAGATAGCAGATATTTTATCACCTTACTGGAACAAAGGGCTTGTTACAGAAGAGATACGAAAGAAAATGGAAGAAAAAATTGAAGAGTTGCAAAACTCTTTTGGAGAAGAAAGGCAAAAAATATTAGACGAAATCAATAAACTCTCCATGGATTTTCAAAGTAGAGATTGGCAAGCAGAGGCGAGAGAGGCAATTACAGAACTCATACAAGAAATGCATCTGTATATTCCGACAAAGGTTGCAGAACTTATTAGCAAGATAACAAGTTTTAGTTTCAAGGTCAATATTCTAGGCATTGAGATAGATGTTCTTAGAGTGCTTACAAAAGAAGAACAAGACAGAATCAAACTTCAGATATGTGAAAAAATCGATTTCTTTTATGATCAGATGCCAGAGGCATACAAAACTTATGATGGTACATTTGGTGTCAATGATCCTAAAAAAAGATGTCAAGCTATTTGGAGTTATATCAAATCAGAAATACATGATTGGATAACAAATGGTATTTTCAAGTTGTTTCAAAAACTGATATCTTTATTTGATGAGATATGGGATTTATTGGGTCTTCCAAATCTAGGTTCATTATTTACCTTTGATGTAGAAGCATGGATCGAAGAAGCAATTGGAAAACTAAAAACAAAAATAAATGAAATACGCGAAGACTTGAAGAAAGATACTCTTAGTGAACAAGCTAGAAAAAAACTTCTAACAGAACTCAATAATTACAGAGAAGAAGTCTGTATGAGCTTAGAGAATCTCAGTCTTCTAGGTTTCAATGTTTTAGATTTATTAGGTGGCAAAATTGACAGTACAGTAAAAAACTGTGATGATGTCATACAAGCATATATCGAAGCATTTAGAGATTTGAAAATAAATTGGAAAAAGAAACTGGTTTTTGATTGGGCTAAAATTGTCAAAAAGTTTTTAGATGCAATAGGACTAGGAGCAATATTTGACTTCCTGACAATTACATTTTGTGATATTCTAAAACTTATTGGTTTTCCGTTTGAAGTACCAGGAAATCTAAGTCTCAAAACAGCAGGTTTAGCAGCTGCTGGGTATGTAACAGTAGATCAAGCAGATTTGTTCTCAGGTGTTTCAGTTCTTAGAACATCAACTGCAGGTTCTATTCAGGAATATCTACAAGTTAGAGACAAGACCACAGGTCAAATCAGAAATCTCAGAGAAGGTGAATTAGACGAAATAAAAGAAAGAGAAAAAAACACCAGTGTTGCGAACTATACTGGTGATGGTGTTACAGATACTTACATCATTCCACCAGGTTCAGGAAAACTAAGAGTCTTTATAAACGGCAAAGAATCAACAGTTGCAGTAGGTGGTATAGAAGTTGGTGCGTACAGGCCTGTCAGTGGTGATAGAATACGATTTATTGAACCACCAGAAGTTGGTGCAAACATAGCGATTATTAAAATATAAAGTTTGAAAGTATTATAAATAGATATATGGTCGACTTAGTAAACAAAGCAAAGAATGTAGCAACTGGAAACATCTACTCAGATATAGACTTGTTTTTCACACTACATCCTATTACTAAAGACATAACTCTAAAAACAGATGCAGAAGCTGTAAAAAGATCGGTACGAAACATAGTGTCAACAAACTTCTATGAAAGGCCGTTCAAACCAAATTTTGGTTCAAATCTCAGAAGTAAACTGTTTGAAACAAATGATTCAAGAGGAAGAAACTCTCTTATTAGAAGAATAGAAGAGAGTATTAGCATTTTAGAACCTAGAGTTAGCAATCTCAAAGTATCAGTTGCTGATGCTGATGAGAATGCTGTAAATTTACTTATCACATATACGATAGTAAATAGTACAAGACCAGCAACAGTAGAATTCAAAGTAACAAGGGCACGATAATGGCAGTAAACAGTTCACTTCTCAATGTATCAGATTCAGATTTTGAAGATATCGTTCAGAATCTAAAAGACTATCTAAAGGGACAAGACAAATTCAAAGATTACGACTTTGAAGGTTCTAACCTTTCTATTTTGATAGACTTACTAGCATATGCTTCACACATATCTGCATTCAACACAAATTTAGTTGCAAGTGAATTGTTTTTAGATTCAGCACAACTCAGAAAGAATGTTGTGTCAAGAGCAAAAGATTTAGGTTTTACACCAGCATCTGAAGCAGCTGCCAAGGCAAAAATTCAATTAACAATAAACAATGTAAGAAATGCTGACGGCACATATCCAACACCAAACGATATGACATTGCTAAGAGGTGCATTATTTCAGACTGTTTACGATGGCAGTACACTAAATTTTGTTGTTACCAGTTCGGTAAAACCAACACAAGAGACTGATAAGTTTTCTTACGATAACATTGATCTTATTCAAGGAACTTATATTACAGATACATTTGTATACGATAATCAAATACAAAACATCAAGTTTGTTTTATCAAATAGAAGAGTGGACAAATCCACATTGAGAGTGACAGTTACATCTAATGGTGTAGCGTCATCTTATGATCTATCAACAGATGTATCAACAATTACCACAACTTCTAAAGTCTACTACACACAAGAAAATGAAGAAGGACATATAGAAGTATATTTTGGTGATGGTGTTTTAGGTAAAGCACTATTAGATGGTGATCAAATAGATATCACATATATTGTAGTAGACGAAGAGCATGGTAATGGTGCTAATGTTTTCTATCAAGTTACAGGTGTGAGTGGTTATACAAGTTCGAATGTTATAACATTGCAAGCTGCAAGTGGTGGTGGTGAAAGAGAGAGTATCGATTCTATCAAGTTCAAAGCTAACAAGTACTATACATCACAAAACAGACTGGTAACACTGAATGACTACAAAGCAAAAGTCAGTGAGTATTATCCGAATGCAGATGCAGTTGCAGTGTGGGGTGGTGAAGATAACGACCCACCTGAATACGGAAAAGTTTTTCTTGCTATCAAACCTACAAATTCAGATTATTTAACAGAAGAAGAGAAAAGAGTTATAATCGTTAATCTCAGAAAATTAAACATGATTACAGTAAGACCAGAGATTGTAGATCCAGAAATTGTAAAAATACTTATATCTACAACTTTCAAATACAATCCATCTCTTACTCAGTTATCAAAAGGAGAAATCGAAACATTGGTTACGAATGCAATTTTAGATTTTGATAGCACAAATCTAAACAACTTTGATGCGATTTTCAGACATTCAAAGATAGTTAGAGCAATAGATGATGCTAATGCTTCAGTATTATCTAACATTACAAACATAAGATTGAGAAAACAATCAAGCATAAAAATTGGTGAGAATAAAGGACTTATTGTAGACTTTGGAAATGGTTTATACAATCCTCATTCTGGTCATAATGCAACTGCTGGTGGTATTCTCACAACAACAGGTTTTACATTAGAAGGAGATGCTAAAACATTCTTCTTCGATGATGACGGAAAAGGAAATGTAAGAAGATTCTATGTTTCTAATTCTGTAAGAATTTATACAGACAACGAGGCGGGTACTATAGAGTACTCAACTGGTAAAATAACAATTGATGCGTTGACTATTGCTTCTACAGCAAATGCTAACAAATCTATTGACTTCACAGTGATACCAAGTAGTTATGATATTGTTGCAACAAGAGGTTCTCTTATAGACATATCATCTGAAAACATAAGTGTCAAAGGTGAAGTAGACACCATCGCAAGTGGTGAGTCTAGTGCAGGTATAGGATATAACTCTACACCAAACACTAGTTACTAATTATGCGTAAAGTGATCGTGAGTCCCACGAGTAATTTCCCATTTATTTGGATTATATTGGAGGATATAAAAAATGGCAGATAAAAAAATAAGTGCATTAACAGCAGTAGCAGATTCAGACATAGGTGCTGATGATCTTCTACACATTGTTGACAATCCTGGTGGCACGCCAGTAAATAAAAAGATGACCATTGGTCAGTTATTCGAAAATATCCCAACTCACCTTGCAGTTGATGATATTACAACTTTGACAGCGACAGCTTCAAATCTTGCTTCTACTTTTGCAACAGCAATTGACGGATCAAGTTTTTCAGGCAATGTCTCTTTCACATTGGACGATGGTACTGATACAGGTCAAATTAAGGTAATCTATGCATCTACAGAGCCTGCATCTTCATATGAAGCACAAATTACAGTGTCTTCATGGGGATACTCTGCTAGTACATCAAATCAGATCGTATTAGACACAAGAGGCGAATCAGTAATTTGCATATGGGATGGAAACAATTGGTTCCCAATCTCAAATGTGGGTGCTACCTTAACATAAGATAATGTCACACGAGAAATACATTACAGATAAATTGAGTCATAGACTACCTAGTCTTCTGCCTGATTTCGTAAAGGAAGAAGCACCAGTCTTTGAACAATTTCTGAAAGCGTATTTTGAGTTCCTAGAGTCTGAAATACTTGTACTCGAAACACAAGAAGACCTAGACGGCATACTTTTCGAGGACGGAGATGGTTCTATGTTATTAGAGCCATCTACGGTCTCTCCCTCTCCAGATAAAGATGACTCTAAAATCATATTAGAAACAACATCTACAAACCCAAATATAAATGCAAGTCCGTTCAAAGTGGGTGAGTACATTTATGGAGAAACAAATTCAAGTGTCGCTAAAATTAGAGTTATAAATGGAAACATTCTCTATATCGACACAATTCTTGGTAATGGTTTTTCAGAACAAGAAGTTGTAGAAGGAAGACTAGGTGGCCAAAAAGGTACTGTAAAATCTTTCAAATATAACACAATTGTTGCTAACAATAAACTATTAGACTTAGGTGATATCGATCACACTACGGAAGATTTTGTCAAATACTTCCAAAAAGATTTTGTACCTTCACTAGACTTGACTGGTGTACCAAACAAAAGAATAGCAATAAAACATATCAGAGAATTATATCAGAAAAAAGGTACAGAAGAATCTATAAAATTCCTAATGAGAATTTTATACGGTCAGGATTCTACAGTTAGATATCCTGATAATGAAACACTATACTTATCAAGATCAGATTACAAACAACAAAGAAGACTTGTTGTGCAGATGGATAAAGACACACTGCCACAAGCAACAGATAAGATTACAAAATACGATTCAGACGGAAGAACCGTATTAGCAGAATCAATTGTAGAAAATGTCTATGTTATAGATTCTGCATCATTTTTATATTCATGTGAAATAAAGAACAACCATTACGGTGAGTTTTCAAATTTAGATGCAGTCACTTTTCTTGACAGAGATGACAAAACATCATATACTGCAGTTATAAAAGGCATCATTTCAGGCGTAAACACCGACAACTCTTCAGTATACTTAGAACATGATGATGACGGCGTAATTCTTTTAGAAGATGGCAGTGGCCTTACATTAGAAACTAGAAGTGATGGTGGAATGTATGATCTAAACGATCAGCTTGTTTTCACTGGTGCTAAAGGAGATTCTGGTACAGGAGAATCAGTAGCAGTTGTAGATGGACTAACATATGGTCCAATCACACACATTTACATAGAAGAAGACGGAATAAATTACGATGCTGGTGACATAGTAGTTTTTGATGACAACCTACAGAAAGGCGGTGCAGAAGCAATTATAGGATCAGTTGGTGATGAATTACTTTTAGAGAATGCTACTCTATGGGGTCAATTTGAAATAACAGCTAATGTTGGTCAGACAGTATTCTCAGGAGTTGACAACAATGGAAACAGAATATTCTTCAACGACAACTTAGTTAGAGTATTTGTTGACGGAATAGAATCTACACCTATAACAGATTTTTCATTCAAAAATGATAGAGTGACCTTTGGAACTCCATTATCAGGTGGAGAACTAGTTGAGATTTACACATCTTTCAATAGAATAACTTACGAAGATGGTGATCTTATAAACCAAGAAACAACTACAGGTAACATTAGATCAGTCAAAATTCTAAGTGGTGGTCATTATAACACAACACCTAATGCATATCCTGGTGGTTATCTATACTTTGATGACATTACAGGATATCAAGTTGGTGAAACAGTAACAGGAACTAACTCTAGTGCTACTGCTTCAATCATTAGACTAGAGCCAACTAAAAACAGAATTGTAGTAAAGAGAGACAGCAGTGATACAGGAGTTTTTCTTACAGGTGAAGAAATCACAGGTGGTGATTCTACCACTGCTAAACTAAACACACTTGCTCAAGTTTCAAGTGGTACTGGTGCTAAAATATTTGCATATGGTGAAAACATTGGTGGTATAGAGTCTCTAAACATACAAGACCAAGGACACAGTTTTGATGAAGATGGTATACCATCTAGCAAGTCATACTTCCCAATGTTGATTACTACACCTACTGCTAGTTTGAGTAGAGACATAGTTCTAACTGGTGATATTTCTGGTGCTACTGCTAAAGTAGTATCTTATGAGATCAATAAACACATTCTAAAAATAACAGATTTAGATGGTTGGTTCCTAGATAACGAAACAGTTTCATTTAATAATGTGGACGAATTCAAAATTCTTAAGTTTGATCCTTTTGTTGGCCGTGGTACTCAATCAGGTGAAGGCATCATGCAGAAACAATTCTTAGGTACAAGATCGTACTTAGATGAAGATGCTTCGAATATACAAGATGGAACATATTATCAAACACATTCATATGTTGTAAGTGTAGGTGAATCAATTAATAAATGGAGAAGTGCTCTCAAAGACTTGATTCATCCATCTGGTCATATTTTCTTTGGTGAAGTAGCAATACGAAACAACATTGATACTGTACCAGAAAATCAATTTAGATTTAGACCAACAATTATTATTGGTCTTGAAGTCGTACCATATGTTGTAAATGCATTCTCTAACTCTATGAGAGAGATAGAGATATACACTAATGCTGATGAAATAAATGATCCACTCATTGTACTAAAAGATGCTGGTGGTGATAGCTCATCAAATTCACCAAACGAGAATGCTCATTTCAATGTAAACATACAACAATTACATTCATTAGCATCTTCACAGGTCGGTTTACTTACAAACAATGGTATACCTACCGTTCTATCATTAGATACTGCAGATAACAACTATCTTGTTAGAAGTACAGAAAGAAGACCAGCTATCGAAGGTAAAATTTATACTTCACAAGATTTAGTTGATGAAAGATTGGTACTTGAAGATGGTTATCTAATCGAATTAGAAGATGATGCATCTATTCTAAGAATGGAACCAAGTCCTACTGCTAATGTAAAAGGTGACTTTGGTGATACATTCATATTTGAATCAGGTGAACAAATACGCCTTGAAGAAGGAACTACAGACGAACCTGTACATTATTTTACAACAGAAAGATCAATAGAACTCAAAGACCAGTACTTCTTATTTGAAGATCATGATAGAATAGTCTTTGAAGATGGAGAGGCAATGGTTGACGAAGATGCTGGTTCACACAGTTATACATCTTTTGTTCCATTTGGACCTACAATTAAAACAATAAATATAATAACAAATCAACAAACATATAAGATATCTTACTATCTAAAAGATGAAGTTGATGAAGATGATATCTTGTTAGAGGATGGTCATGGTGCTTTACTATCAGAAGAATCACACTTAGAGGGTGTTAGATTCTATGATTTAGAAACATATTTACCTAAGACATATGTAGCAGAATATCCTCTACATGAAAGAAAACGAACTAATTTATCATTTAATGCTTATGTGAAGTCGGCATAAGTTATAAATAGTATATAAATAATCTGAGGAGATTAAAAAAATGGCAGCAATTATTACGGAAAAGTTTAGAGTACATAACGCTAAACAATTTAAGGAAGATTTCGGTGAATCCGCTTCTTCAAGTTACCTATTCATAGGTAGACCTAACGCATGGACAGATGAGAATAATCCACCTTCACCAGTAAATGGTATCGGAGAAGAAATCGATTCATGGTCAGATATGATAGCATTGAAGAAGGTATCTTCTTCAGATGTTACACATGGTTTGACAAGATATAACTGGACATCAGGAGTAACATATGATGAATATGCACACGACTATTCATCAAGTAATCAAACTCCTGCAACAGCACAAAATAGTTTATTTGATGGTAGATTCTATGTAATTACAGACGAATACCATGTATACAAATGTATCAGAACAGGTAGAGATGCTTCAGGAGCAGTTGTTGCTTCAACAGTAAAACCTACAGGAACAAGTGCAACAGTATTAGTTGAGACTTCAGATTCAGCAGCTGCCGCTGGTCGAGGTTACATCTGGAAATATATGTACACAATTTCTGCCTCAGAAACAATCAAATTCGTAACTAACGACTTTATTCCAGTAAAAACTATCGGTGCTCAAACCGAAATAGACGGAACAGGAACAAGTGGTGCAATGGGTTCATCTGCAACCGATGACGGTTCTGGTCAATGGGATGTAGAAAACGGTGCAGTAGACGGTGCTATCTATCATGTTAGAGTAGATGCAGGTGGTTCAGGTTACACTGACGGCACATACACATCTGTAGCAATTGACGGAGATGGTTCAGGTGGTGTATGTACAGTTGTTGTAGATTCTGGTGTTGTTTCTTATATCACAGTAACAACAAATGGTTCTGGTTATAAGAGAGCATCTATTGACATTGCAGGCATAACAGGAATTGGTTCAGGCACAAATGCAAGTGTTACACCAATTATTTCACCAATCATTGGTCATGGTGCAGATCCAGTACAAGAGTTGGGCGGAAACTATGTAATCGTAAATTCAAGACTTGAGTTTGCAGAAGGTTCAGGTGACTTCCCAATCGACAACGATTTTAGAAGAATTGGTCTTATCCAAGATCCTTTTACAGTTGGTACAACAACAGTTGCTACTGCAAGTACATTATCATCTTACCACAAAATGACACTATCTTCAGTGTCAGGTCTTTCTGCTGATGACATTATTATGAATGCAGCTGCAGACGGAAGTGGTGTTGCTGTTGCAAGAATACTATCAATATCAGGTACAGTAGTATCTTTCATTCCTTCTGTAAACTCAGAAGGTGGTTATGTTGATTTTGTAGCTGCTGATACAGTTTATAAGAGTGGATCTTCAATTGGTTCAGTATCATCTGTAGATGCTACTTTTCCAGAAGTTGAAAAATACTCTGGTCAAATAATGTATGTAGAGAATAGAGGTGCAGTATCAAGAGCTGCCGATCAGATCGAAGACATCAAACTGATCATTGAAATGTAATTAATGGGGCAATGCCCCACACAAAATTAGGAATAAGATGCCAGAGAAAACTGACTTAAACATATCACCTTACTATGATGACTATAGCGAAGACAAGAAGTTTCATAAAGTCTTGTTTCGTGCTGGTCGTCCACTTCAAGCAAGAGAACTAACTCAGTCACAATCTATTTTACAAAATCAGATCGAAAGATTCGGTGATCATTTCTTCAAAGAAGGCTCAATTGTTCAAGGTGCTCAATCAGACATTAATATGGACACATATTTTGTCAAATGTTTATCAGCAAATCCAAACAGTTTAGGTGATGCTAATGCAGAGACATATAGATCAACATCACATGGAAAATTTCTACAAGGTCAAACTTCAGGTGTTGTAGCACAAGTTATAACATCATCAGCAGAAACTACAGACGATAAACTAACACTTTTTGTAAAATACTTATCACAAGGTACAGATACAGATCATTCATTTACATTCTTAGCAGACGAAGAACTAACAGAAGTCGTTGTTAGTGAGAGTGGTGCTGTCACATCTGCGTCAAGCAACAATGAATTCCAAGTTGCATCAGCAACAGACACACCAAATGGTCGTGCTTCTATAGCAAACATATCAGAAGGTATTGTATTCATTAGAGGATTTTTCTGCAAAGTAGATGCACAAGAACTCATTTTAGAAAAATACTCAGGTAAACCATCATATAGAGTTGGTTTAGAAATAGCAGAATCACTTATCTCATCAGCTAATGATAATTCACTTTTAGATAATGCTACAGGTTCTTCAAACGAAAACGCTGCTGGTGCTGATAGACTAAAAGTTGGTCTAACATTAGCTAAATACGCACTAACAAATACAGATGACATAAATTTCATCGAGTTAGTAAGAGTGAACAATGGTGTTATCGAATTACAGATTACAAGACCGATTTACAATCAAATTGAAAACACATTAGCAAGAAGAACATTTGATGCAAATGGTGACTTTGTTATTAGACAATTTACACATTCATTCAGAGAACATTTAGACGATACGACAAACAGAGGTTACTACACATCAGCATATGGCGGTGATGAAAATCAGTTTGTCATGCAAGTATCACCAGGCAAAGCATATGTAAAAGGATATGAAATAGAAAAGGTTGGTACAACACCTCTCTCATTTGAAAAGGCAAGATCAACTGTATCTTTGGATAATGCAAACACACCTGTAAGATTAGGAAACTTCCTAAGAGTAAAAAATGCTCATTCATTACCAGAGTTTGGTAATGAAGCAGGTTCAGATTCACAGGATCCTTTCAATCCTGTAAAATTATTTCCAAGTGCTGTAAGTTCAGCTGGTACTGAAAACTCAGAAGATCACATTGGTTTTGCTAGAGTTAGAGATATAACACTACACGAAGGAACAGATACAAGTGATGTATACGATGATACATCTATTTGGAATCTTTCAATGTTTGATATCAAAATGTTTACCAAACTTACAGGTACAATCACTGGTTCTCTTTCAGTTGGTGACAAAGTTGTTGGTTCGAGTTCAGGTGCAACAGGTATTGTAGCCTATACTGTATCAACTACACATTTATATGTACATGATGTAGTAGGTCAATTCACAACATCTGATTCACTAACATCTATAGGAACAGGTGGTGGTTCAGTAGGCACTTTGAGTGCTACACCTAGATCATATAACATAGATAGAGTTAGATCAATCACACAAATACCAAACAACACAGGTAGAGAGACCTTTACAGCAGACATCTACCTAGATTCAGATAAAATCCTTACTGGTTCAGTTTCAATATCAGGAACAGCAGTTACAGGTTTTGGTACCTCTTTCAACAGTGAGTTGAAAGAAGGAGATATTATCATAGATGGTGGTGGTAACGAAAGAATAATACAAAGTGTCACAAATGACACAAGTGCAACTATCACAACCAGTGGTACTGCAATATCTAATGCGAATGTAACTAGAAGAAGAGCTAGACTGTTCAACCAAGAACAAACAGCTTCAATATTTGCATGGCCTAGAAATTGGGTAGCAACACATACACCTGAGTCAGTAACAGTTCGAAGACAACAAGTGGTCACAGTTTCGAGTGGTGCTTTCTCATTAGATACAGGTTCAAATGGAACTTTTGGTACCAGAAATACTGATAACTTCACATTATCAGTTGTTGAAGAAGCTTCAGGAACTCCTGATTACAGTGCTGGTGATCTAATAAACATAGAAGATTTATCTAGTTCTACTACATCATCAGGATCAGGTCAACAATTGAATGTTTCTGGTCTATCTAACGATGATGGTGCTGTTATCAAAGCAACATTTACAGTCACAATTACAGATCCAGTCAACAGAGATAAGACACTTAGAAAAGCAAGATGTCTAAAAGTCGGTAGTGCTAGAAGTGCAAATGGTTTTTATGGAACTGCATACGATGATAAAGAAATAACATTAGGTGTACCAGATGCTTTCAAAATTAGAGGCATTTATGAAGGTGTTGACGGAACACCAATCACACCAAATGCTGTCATGGGAAGTATTACAGGTTCTTTCACTGTTTTTGAAACAATCGTTGGTCAAACTTCAGATGCAAGAGCTGTTCTTATAGACTACAACGGTACAGGTAATACATCGTATTGGTATTACACAAACAACAATCAATTTGTAGAAGGAGAAACAGTTGTAGGTCAAGAATCATCTGCAATTGCAACTATTACTACTGTATCACAAGGTTCACCAAATATAACAAACAGATTCTTCTTTGACAACGGTCAAAGAGATGGTTACTATGACTTAGCAAAGATTACAAGAAAGGTTGGCGAACCATCACCAAACAATCCAATATTGATTGTTTTCGATTTCTTCACATCTTCAGGTGGTGGAGATTTCTATGATGTAAATTCATATTCATCAATTGATTACAAAGATATTCCTGTTTACTCTCCAAGTAGAGTAGACTTAGGTGGACTAGAACCAGATGGCACATTTGAACTTTCAGATTGTGTTGACTTTAGGCCCTCTGTAGGACAAATTCTAAAATTATCAACATTTTCATCAGCAAATCCTGATCTTACAAGTATATTAGATTTATCTGATTACAATGGTGGTTCAGGTGATGGTGCAATGTACTCACCATTCTCTTATGAAAATGGTAGATCATTCTTGTCAAGCAGAACAAATATCACAGCATCTGGTGCAAACGCAGTAGATACACCAGTTGATCAAACTAGTGTTGTCGGTGACATAAGTTTCTATGTAGGAAGAATAGATAAAGTATTCTTACATAAATCAGGTGAAATACAAATAGCATCTGGTGTTCCTGCTTTATCACCAACAAGACCAAAAGCTGTAGATGAATGTATCGAATTGTTTGAATTACATATTCCAGCTTACACACTAAATCTAAAAGACATTAGAGTAAAATCAAAAGACCATAGACGATTCACTATGGCAGATATTGGCAAAATAAACAATAGAGTTACAAATTTAGAAAGAATTACATCTCTATCTCTTTTAGAAAAAGACATACAATCAAAACAAATTTTAGATGCTGATGGATTTGATAGATTCAAATCAGGTTTCTTGGTAGATAACTTCAGAGGACACAAAGCAGGTGATGTAAATCATCCTGACTATAATTGTTCTATTGATTCAAGGCTTGGAGTTTTGAGACCAAAATCATTCTCACAATTCTTTGACATTTCACTAAACTCAAGTTCATCACAGAATTATCAAAAAACAGGTGACTTGATTACATTACCTTATTCACAAATATCATTTGTAAATCAAAACAAAGCTTCTAGATCACTAAATGTAAACCCATATAATGTATTTGCATTTATAGGTCAAATGAAACTTACGCCATCTACTGATATTTGGCAAGATACATCAACTTTACCTGAAGTTAGAATCAACAGAGAAGGAAACTTTGATGCTGTATTAGCAGGTAATGATATAGGTACAGTTTGGAATAACTGGCAACAATCATGGGTAGGAGAACCTGTACGAGTAGCTGCTGAAGTTGAGGCATTTGCTGAAGGATTTTGGGAAGGAGATCCAGCACAAGGTGGTCAATGGGTACCAGGTCAAGCAATCTTCAGAGAGATTACAGAAACACCTGAAACACAAACGAGATCAGGTATTACAACTTCAGTTGTTGAAGACTTTGTAGAAACAAGAAATGATAGAATTGTTTCTGTCAATATTATACCTTTCATGAGGTCAAGAACAATTGAGATTGATGTAACAAATCTAAAACCGAATACAAATCATTTCTTATTCTTCGATGGTCTACCTATTACAAAATATGTAAGACCATATAGTGCATCATTCTCACAAGATGGTGGTGTGACAGTTACATCTGGTGTAAAAACAAATGGTAATGGTAGACTCAGAGCATACTTCGAGTTACCAAATAATGCAACACAAAAATTTGCAAGTGGTGCCAGAAAAATAGAAGTTACATCAAGTTCGTTCCGTTTATCTAATCCTGCTTCTTCTGCTAGTGCAATATATCAAGCACAAGGATTATTACAAACCAACCAAACAGAAATCGTCGCTACAAGAAATGGTAGAGTCGTAGTTGAACATGTTTCAGGCGAAAGAGTTATTACAAGAAGAGGTGAAGAACTAAACAGTACTATAACAGATGAGATTCCACCAGCAATCGATAGAGTAGATCCACCTGTTACACCTCCTGCAGATCCACCTATTTCAGATATCATACCACCTGTTGTAGAAAATCCTCCGCCTGAAGTTCCTCCTGTTCTTCCTTTTGAACCTGCTGTGGTTCGAAGAGCTAGACCAGATAGAGAAATACCTAGAAGATTTAGAGAAATAGATGGTGGTTGGAGAGATCCACTTGCTCAGTCATTTATGGTTGAAGCAGATGGTGGTATGTTTGCTACATCTATAGACTTATACTTCAGAACAAAATCAGGAAACTTACCTGTTTCTATAGAAATAAGAAATATGGTAAACGGATATCCTGGTCAAATAGTATTACCATTCTCAGAAGTTACAAAGAATCCTGGTGATGTAAATATATCAGCTGATGGTTCAGTTGCAACTACATTTACATTTGATTCACCAGTATACTTAGAAGAAAGTGTAGAGTACTGTTTTGTAGTATTATCAAATTCAGACGATTATGAGTGCTTTATATCCAGAATGGGTGAAAATGATCTTATTACTGGTCAAACGATTTCAGGACAACCATATGCTGGTTCATTATTCTTATCACAAAATGCATCAACATGGACTGCAGAACAGACAGACGATCTCAAATTCAATTTCAAAATTGCTAAATTCGATACAACAAAAACATCCGTCTTAGAGTTTGAAAACGCTGCTCTGCCTGTTTACTCTTTACAAGACAATCCAATTGAAACTGTATCAGGTCAAAACTATGTAAAAGTTTATAATTATTCACATGGTATGTACGATACTTCATCTAATGTTACAATTGCTGGAGTGACAGGAGATAAAACTGGTTCAGTAATTACAATAAGCAATCCAACAGTTTCGTCTGGTACATTGGCTAGTGGTTCTGCAGGATCATATCTAGCAGAGGCAGATACAAGTGGAACAGGACAAGATTGTACTATAGATGTAACAATTACAGGAACAGCAGGTAATGAAGTTATCAGTTCAGTTGTAATATCAAATCCTGGTCAAGGTTATGCATCTTCAGATACAATCACATTGAGTGATGTGACAGGAAATTCAGAAACAATTTCAATAGACATTGATACAGTTGGTGATACAATAGGTGGTATACCTGTTAGTGCAATCAATGCTACTTATACTTCTGTAGGTGATGTAAAAATAGATTCATTTACAGTAACTCCTGATCTTTCAGGTACAGACTTGAAATCAGCTTATGTTGCATTAGCGTCAACAGTGAGTGGTGGTAATTCAGTAACATCAACTAGAAACTACTATTACGATGCTATTCATACATTAATACCAAACTTATTATTCAAAGGTACAAGAATACATGCTTCAATATTAGGTACATTTATGAAGTCACCTGAAGGTGTTTCTGGTGGCACTTCATATAACAAACAAACATCTAGTGATTTTATTACACTAAACGATAATGTTTTCCTAAGTACACCTAGAATTGTTGCTTCTGCAATCAATGAAACAAATGAAATGTCTTCAGAGAAATCATTCGATTGTAAACTACAGTTGCAATCTTTCAACAGTAATGTATCACCTGTAATTGATGTTTCAACAGTTGGTGCTATTGCTATTATGAATAGACTGAACAATTCAACAGATGTTTCATCTACTGAACCAGATGGTGATAGTCACTCAATGGTATATTGCACAAGAAAGGTCAATCTAAAAACACCTGCTACTGCTATCAGAGTTTTGGCAGATTTATTCAGACCATCTACAACAGATGTCAAGTTTATGTATAAAGTGTTGAAAGCAGATGATCAGAGACCATGGGATGATATTGAATGGACATATTTCAATACAGATGGTTCACCAGATGTGACAATTATTGAGGATGCTGGCAACTTCAAAGAATACGAATATACTGTAGAGAACATAGCAGAGTTTAGTTCTTTTGCTATCAAGATTGTAGGATCAGGAACAAATACTTCAGTAGTTCCTCTAGTATCAAGTTTGAGGTGTTTAGCACTAGCAACATAATATGGATAATTATGTGAAAGTGGATGGTCATTCGTCTTTAGTAAGAGATGAAGAAACTACTGCTATAGTAAATACAGACATAGAAGCTTATTACTTAGCAAAGAAAAGAAAGGAGATGTTTATATCTCAGAGGAAAGAAATAAATACATTAAAAGAAGATGTAACAGAAATAAAAAGTCTTCTTGTAAAGATAATAGAGAAAATAGATGGCTAAAACAGTAGACAATTTCAGTACTATAGAAGAATTTAGAGTTCGATACAATGAATTGGCAACAGACATTGGTGAAATATCAGGTCTTAGAGATTCTATCAAAACTTCAAACGGAAATACTTTAGTAGATGCTGTCAATGCGATTGAAGATAAAGTTTTCTTCTTCCAAGAATATGTGTATACTGCAACAGGTGGTCAAACACTTTTCGAAAATCAAGATGACTCTGGTAAATCTCTCCAATTCAAACAAAACAGAATACAAGTTTTTCAAAACGGCAATCACTTAATAGAAGATATTGATTTCACTGTAGGAGGTCCTTCAGGTGCCTTTTATACTACTATAACGCTTACAAGTGGTGCTACACTAAACGATAAGATTATAATATACTCATTCACAGGTTCATTTGAAGGCACAGCAACAGCACAAGGTTCAGTTGGTTATTTTGTAGAGTCAGCACAAAATACAATATATAACACAAACACAAATGGTGTTATCATAAATGGTGATAACTCAACACCGACAACTGCATTGCAATCAGGTTTTACAATTCAACTTGCAGGTAAAACATATGCAGAAGAAGATATAGAAGTTGCGAGTGGTAAAAAGTTTGTTGGTGATCTAACAGGTGATATTACAGGAACAGTTACAAGTATTTCTAACCATGACTTAGGTGCTTTAGGTAATGTTTCTTCAAGTACAGCTTCTAACGGACAGTTGTTGATTTATAATTCTTCAACAAGTCAGTGGGAACCAGATGATCAACCTGCAAACTACACAGATGAGCAGGCACAAGATGCAGCTGCATCTATGATTACAGGCGGAACACATACAAACATAACAGTATCATATGATGATTTCAGTAATACTCTTTCTTTAACAGGTTCTAATTCTGTTACAGGTGGTGATGGTTTAACTTTAACAGGAACAACAATGAGTGTGAATACTTCGAACGGTGTGAAAATAGATGGTGATGATGTAGAATTAGATTACGAAACAGTTTCTTCTGCACCATCAGGTGTTGGTTCAACTTCGACAGGACACTTATGGTTCGTAATCTAATGAACAATGTCTGAAGAAATATACATAAACACAGGTAATACCTTTCAGCAGACTTACACTGCTAGAGTACCAGCAAATGCTCAAACACCTGTAAGTGCCAGACAACCTGCTCGACAACCTGCTCAAGGTCGTACACCTTTTACATATCAGAACAGATCACCATTCACATATAGAAATCCAGTATCAGGTCAGCAACCCTATATTGCAAATGCTCAAGCACCTTATCCATATATTGCTAATTCTCAAACGCCATATATTGCAAATGCTCAACAGCCTTATCCTTATATTGCGAATGGTCAACAGCCGTATATAGCAAATGCTCAGTCACCGTTCACTTATAATGCGAGATCACC